GTCGGCATTTGCGGCACAATACGCAATTGCTCGTTGGAAATCTGATGGTGTTGATAGTTCAAAACTATTGTTATTCAAAGCAAAGCATAGAGAAAGTTTGGACAAAGAATCGTTTCAGGATGTTTGTGAATGGATTAATAAAATAGGATATCCACATCGTATACCATACACCGATGAAGATAAAGACCTATACAAGTTTCCGTTTCCTGGATTTGAAAATATTAAACAAAACTATGCCCGACATATGCAAGACTTATTTGTATTATCAGTGACGGATGGTAAAGAAGGTGGATCATTTATTGAAATAGGTTCTGGGCATCCAACTGAATGTAATAATACCGCATTGCTTGAAAAAGAATTTGGGTGGAAGGGTATTAGTATTGACAACGATGAAAGAATGTGTTATATACATTCAAGAGAAAGAACGAGTCAGATTATCCGTAGTGATGCCTCCCAAATTAATTTTGACTTGTTGTTTAATCAATCTTGTATGGAACAATACATTGATTTTTTACGCATTAATTCTGAAGAAACATCTCTTGATGTATTAACAAAAATACCATTTAACAAATATGAATTTGGGATTATCCAATTCCAACATAATTATTGTTGGTGGCAAAACGATTTTAAAGATAACTCACGGGATATACTTCATAAGATAGGATATAAACTGATGGTACAAGACCTTAGTGTTGATCCTATTAACGCTCATGAAGATTGGTGGGTACATCCGTCAATTTATAATAATAAAAGAAATATGATTTCTAATAAAACAAAAGTTAGTTTTGCGTGGGATTATTTTATGAAAGGTAATTGATATGAAAGTAGTTGTAGTAACTGGTGGATTTGATCCACTCCATTCAGGGCATATTGAATATTTTAAAGCCGCAAAAGAACTCGGTGATATTCTTATGGTTGGTTTAAATTCTGATGCATGGTTAACTCGTAAAAAAGGTAGACCGTTTATGCCTATGTCTGAACGCTCTGCTATTGTTAAAGAAATCAAATGTGTCGGTGGTGTATTTGAATTTGACGATACCGAAAATCATGCCTGTGAAGCTATTAGGCATATCAAAGATACATTTCCCAGAAACTCAAAAATCATATTTGCTAATGGTGGTGACCGTCAAAAGGGCACAACACCTGAGGTAGAATATGCACGTCAACTCAGAGACGAATGCGATATTAGTTTTGTATTTGGCGTTGGCGGTAATGATAAAAAGAACAGTTCGTCATGGTTGCTTGAAAACTGGGATAAACCTGAAACGCAAAGATTATGGGGTAAATACCGTAACCTGGATAACAACGGACACTGGAAAGTTAAAGAATTGTCTATTGATGTTAATGCGGCATTATCAGATCAGCGGCATTTTGTTCGCTCGGAACATTGGCATATTGTTGATGGTAAACTTGAAATGAATCTTGAGTTTCCCAACGGATACAAAACATCTAAGGTTTATTCAACTGGTGATAGCATTGACATTCCTGTAAAAACATGGCATTTGGCTAAAAACGTCGGTAAAACACCTGTAAAGGTGATTGAAGTATGGATGGGCGATACATTATCAGAAGATGATATTGAAAGACGTAACTAATTATAAATAGTTGGAACACAGTACAATTCTTATTTAAAGGGAGAAAGAAATGGCGTTTCAATTATCCGACGACGTTAGAAATGCGACACTTGCCGCAATAGAAACAACAACAGGCGTTAGTCCAATACTCACAATTTCAACAGGATCACCACCTACTAATTGTGCTTCAGCAAACACAGGTACCGTTCTTGCAACTATGACATTGCCTTCTGACTTTTTAGGTGCACCTTCAAGTGGTGTTGTAAACCTATTAGGTTCATGGCAAGATTTATCTGCTGACTCAACGGGTGTTGCAGGTTATTTCCGAGTACACAATTCTGGTGGCACATCATGCCATATGCAAGGATCAATCACAGTAACCTCAGGTGGCGGTGATATGGAACTCGATAACACAAGTATTGCTGTTGGACAGCAAATTTCTATTACTTCATTCACAATCACTGCGGGCGGTGCATAAGCCTGGAGGTGACGTTCCATGGCAACAGGGACCTCAAGTAATACACTAGATTTTTCCGTTGTTTCATACGGTGTAAGAGTACCAGCATCTGGTAATCTAGCATTTACTTTACCTTTTACCTTTTCATCAACAGCATTTAATCCAATTGCTGGTAGTGCTGATGTCGGAATATCATTTGGAGTATCAACATCATCTTCCGTAGCAACAGGCGCCTTTGATGGTGATGTACTCGTACCGTTTATTTTAGATGCAACAGCAATTGCACCAATCAAAGGTGCATTGAACCAGACAATTACATTTACAACGGATACTGAAGTTGATGTACCAAACCGTGCTACTGTAAACACTACACTTGATTTCATAACAGATTTCCAAACAGGTGTATTAGTATCGGCCCGAGGTAAACCTAAAACATCATTTAGTGCAACAGGCACAGGTGAAGTACCTGTTAAAGGTATTTTTGATAAGGTATTTGAAATTGGCCTTTCATCAAGAATGGCGCAAGTATCAGAATTTGAAGGTGATACTGTTGTACCATTTTTACTCTCATCAGTTGCAATCAATGATTCAACAAGAGAATATAGCAGGACAGGATTAAATGGTCTTGCATTCCGTAATGGAAATGATGGACAGAATGAGTTAAACATATTAAATAGTTTGAATGGATTGCGAACAACAAAAAGCGGTGAAAACGGTGTAAGAATTGATGATAATAACTATACTGATTTAAGAACAGGAGTTAAAATTATCAGCCGTGATTATAGAAACGAAACACTCGTAAGACCATCACAAGGTCGTTTAGTAAAAAGCTACTAAAGACATTGAATAAATAAAAACAAAAGACTTGGAGAAAGTACAATGGCGGCTAGTTTTTACATTAAACAAAACGATACAGCTCCTTCTATTGAAGCCGTTTTAACCGACGCAACTGGAAGAGCACGATCCATGACAAATGCATCTGCTATAAAATTTCATATGACTTCCGAAGGTGGAACATCTATTGTCACAGACGGACTCGGTGCAGTTGTTAATGCATCAAAAGGAATAGTCAAATATGATTGGCAACCAGGTGATACTGCAAACACAGGTATTCACTCTGCCGAATTCCAAATTGATTATACAAACGGAACATCAGAAACATTTCCAAACACTGGCTACATTAAGATCATTGTAAGATCAGAGCTGGCATAAGGGGACAACCATGGCACAGCCAACAACAAGAGATGAATTTAAAGAACATATTTTAAGAAAGATTGGTGCGCCAGTTATTCAAATTAACGTGTCGGACGAACAAGTAGATGACCGTGTTGATGAAGCAATTTCATTTTGGAGAGATTACCATTACAACGGCAGTCAACTTGTATATCTAAAACATCAAATTACTGAAGCCGATAAAGCAAACGGTTATATTCAATTGCCGCAAAAATTGCTCGGTATTTCAAAAGTATTTGATTTTGATACAAGTATTGCCACCGGGTCTGGCATGTTTAATGTTCAATATCAATTCGTTTTAAATAACATCACCGAACTAACAAGTTACTCAATGCAGAACTATTACATGACTATGCAGCATATTGAATTTATGCAAGAGATCCTTGTTGGCAAACCTCTCATCCGTTATAACAAACACGTTAATAAACTTTATATTGACAATGATCCATCGAGATGGGTTGTAGGTACGTATATTATCGTTGAAGCATATGACGTTGTAGATGAAGATTTCTATGAAGACGTTTGGTCGGACCGTTGGCTGCAAAATTATGCCGCAGTTTTAGTAAGAGAACAATGGGGTTTAAACCTCACCAAGTTTAATAATATGCAGCTTGTTGGCGGTGTGTCTTTTAACGGTGAGCAAATTTTAGCGGAGGCGAGAGAAGATAAGTTAAGAATGGAAGAGGATGCTATACAAAGTCTTCAACCACTTACTTATAACTTCATTGGGTAACCATGGCAACAAATCTTTATTTTCAAAATTACGATAACACATATGAGCAAAATCTCGTAGATGACCTAGTTATTGAATCAATTCAAATCTATGGTCTTGACACTATCTATATCTCAAGGGCATTTCAAGCAAAAGATGAAATACTCAACGAAGACGATTTGTCAATCTTTAACGAAACCTATCAGATGGAAATGTATGTTAAGAACGTAGATGGATTTGAAGGTGAAGGTGACTTCCTATCAAGATTTGGTTTACAGATCAGAGACTCAATCACATTCACAGTAGCATTCCGAACATTTGAAAGATTTGCAACTCGTGAAAATCATTTAAAGACCAGACCACTCGAAGGTGACTGCATTTACTTCCCATTGAATGAAAAGATATTCAAAATTATGCACGTCGAGCACGAAAGCGTATTCTATCAAACTGGTGCGTTACAGGTATATGACCTTAGATGCGAATTGATGGAATATAGCGGTGAAAGATTTGAGACAGGTGTTGAAAACATTGATACGTTCTTTGCTGATATTGATCCTACTACACCAACAACACTTACGGCATTGGCAAACACCGATCCAATTGCACAGAACACATTCTTTGAAACAGAAGGTGACGATATCCTTGACTTCTCAGAGATTGATCCGTTTAGTGAAAACATAAGTATAGGCGATTAACATGGCAATAGCAAATCATTTTTACAACGGTCTTACAAGAAAATATGTAGCAATATTTGGTACCTTGTTTAATCAGTTATCAATCGAAAGAAGCGACAACGCAGGTGTAACAAAGCAATCAATGATTGTTCCTATTTCATATGCACCAATGCAAAAGATACTATCAAGAGTTGAACAAGATCCAGGTTTAAACCGTAAGTCAGCAATCACATTACCACGAATGTCATTTGAAATGACAAGTATGTCTTATGACGGTGAGCGCAAAATTGGTACAACCCAACGAGTTATGAAATCAAAAGCAGTAGGTGATACTAACGACTCAAAAAGTTATGTCTATGGTGGTGCACCTTATAACCTTGACTTTTCATTGTATATTATGACAAAGTATCAAGAAGACGCAACAAAAATATTAGAACAAATTCTACCATTCTTTCAACCTGATTGGACTGTAAGTGCTAAGCTAATTCCTGATTTGCCACCTGTTGATGTTCCTATTGTTTTACAGAGTGTTATTACAGAAGATTTGTATGAAGGTGAATATACCGAACGTCGTGCTATTCTATATACATTGAGTTTCACACTTAAAGGCTGGTATTATGGCCCTGAAAGAACTAAGAAAGTTATTAAATTTATTGATGCAAAGTTCGCCCCGGACTCTGACATATCAAGTCCTTTATTGGAAAAAGTAACACTTCAGCCAGGTATGACCGCTGCTAATGTTGCCACAACGGATATTAATCAAACGGTTCCATATACTCAAATTGACTTTGAAGATGATTGGGGAATCATAACAATTATAGATGAGGAAGATACATAATGAGTGATGACCATATTTCAAAGGCATTAGGTATTCGGCCTTTGAGTGAAATACAAAATGAAGTTAATGAAATTATCCCAGCACCAATTGAAGAACCATCAGTTCCTGCTATTGCATCTGATGATGAAAATGTTTCTGATATGGAATTAGCAAGAAAGAATGTCAAGAACATAATTGAAATGGGTGATGATGCCGTTAAAGAAATGGTTGAAATTGCAAAGCAATCTGAGTCACCACGGGCATTTGAGGTTGTTTCAACATTAATGAAAACCTTGCTTGATGCCAATAAAGATTATGTTGATATTTCCACTAAAAAGAAATACGCACAAGAAGAAAAGAATGGCGGTAAACCTGACCAGCAAAACGTAACTAATAATAATTTAATTTTGTCCACCGCTGATTTATTGAAAATGCTTAAGGGTGACAAAGATGATGAATAAAGGGTACTTAGGTAACTCACATCTTAAACGTGTTGGTGAAGGTATTGAATGGAATGCCGAACTTATTCAGGAATACACCAAATGTGCGGATGATCCAATTTATTTCGCAAAGGAATATATTAAAATCGTCCATGTTGACCGTGGTCTTGTACCGTTTAATATGTATAACTATCAAGAAGAAATTGTTGAAAAGATTACAAATAATCGCCGCGTCGCGGTATTAACAGCACGTCAGTCAGGTAAAACAACAACTGCGGTTGCTATCATTTTACACTATATTTTATTTAATGAATTTAAAACAGTTGCTATTTTGGCAAACAAAGGCGATGCTTCAAGGGAAGTTATGGCTCGAGTCAAGTTAGCATATGAAGCATTACCTAAATGGCTTCAACAAGGAATTGAAGAATGGAACAAAGGAAATATTGCACTTGAAAATGGTTGCCAAGTTTTGGCAGGTACTACGTCTTCGAGCGCAATTCGTGGTAAGTCTGTTAATTTTCTATACCTTGATGAGGTTGCATTTATTGAAGGATACGACGATTTTTTCGCATCTGTTTATCCTACTATCTCGTCTGGCGAGTCAACAAAACTTCTGATGACTTCTACACCTAATGGGTTAAACCATTTTTGGAAAACTTGTAAAGGTGCAAAAGAAGGTACAAACGGTTATGAGTATACTGAAGTTATGTGGGATGATGTTCCAGGACGTGATGAGAAATGGAAACAGGAAACACTCGAGGCACTTGATTATGATGAAGAAAAGTTCAACCAAGAGTACTGTTGCCAGTTTCTAGGCAGTTCAGGTACACTTATTAATGGTGCAAAACTTAAAACCTTAGCATATGACAAACCTTTACACCAGGCTGAAGGTATTTCTCAATATGCAAAACCAATTGCTGAACACTCATATGTAATGACGGTTGACGTATCTCGAGGTAAAGGATTAGATTACTCAACATTTACAGTACTTGATGCTACAACTATGCCTTACGAACAGGTTTGTGTATTCCGAGATAACTTTGTTACACCTGTAGATTTTGCATCTATTATATATAGAATAGGTACTGTTTATAATGAAGCAAGTGTTTTAATAGAAATTAATGACATTGGAGAACAAGTGAGTGATGTTCTTTTAATGGATCTAGGTTATGAAAACTTATTATACACCGAAAACGCAGGCGCAAAAGGTAAACGTGTCTCGGCAGGATTTGGTGGTAAAAGATTAGATAATGGAATAAGAACAACAAAACTCGTAAAGGGTACTGGTTGCCAAATGCTAAAAATGTTAGTAGAGCAAGATCAAGTATTACTGCGGGATTATGACACAATACAAGAACTGTCTCGGTTTTCACGGAAAGGAAATTCATATGAGGCAGAGCCAGGTGCACACGATGACCTGGTAATGAACTTGGTAATATTTGCTTGGTTTACTAGCCAAGACTATTTTAGAGAATTATCTGATATACACACGTTAGCAAAGCTTAGAGAAAAAACCGAAGAACAAATAGATGAGGAAATGCTTCCATTTGGGTTTATTGATACAGGCGGGGATTGGGCTGACGATGATAATGGGTTGGTGCTGTAAATCGGAACATTTATAAATAGAAACAGTGATAAAACAAAAACAAGTTTCTAATACATAAAGGAGAAAAATATGGCTTTTTCCGTAAGTCCTTCGGTCATCGTTCGAGAAATCGACGCATCGGCGGTTGTCCCGGCCATCAGTACACCACCTGCTGCGATAGCTGGCATTTTTAATTGGGGTCCAGTTAATGAGCCGATCTTAATCTCAGCAGAAACACAATTGGCAGACCGTTTTGGTAAACCAAATGATGGTAACTACGAAACATGGTTTACTGCTGCTGACTTCCTCGCATATTCAAATGCGTTGTGGGTAGTACGTGCTGACGATAGTTCAAACACCGCAGCAAACACAATTTTCACAGCAAAATATCCAGGTGAACTAGGCGACTCATTGAGTGTTGCTTATTGTTCCGCAGGAGGATTTGGTAATGTTGAAATTGTTGCGGGCGATATTCCAACAAATAAAATTTCAAACCCAGCAGTTAAGCAAACTATTGAGTTTGGCGCAAAAACAGTTACTTTTGAAGTTGTACCTGCTGACAGAATTACATCTGTAACTGTAGGTGATGTACTTACTGTAGGTAACGATAGCGTAGGTTATCAAAACCTTAGTGTTGCTTCTGTTGCAGAATCAGAAATTATCGAAGCAAATACAACAACAGGTTATGCGTATACCATGGCGTTTGATAATTCATACACCTTGGCTGCAACCTCGCTACCTACCATCTCAATGGAAACTAAGTGGGCATACAATAGCTTGTTCAATGGTGCACCTGACGCAAATCATATTCACGTTGCAGTTATTGATAGTACAGGAGATATTTCAGGAAAAGCAAATACTATCCTGGAAACATTTGAAAACCTATCAACTGCAAACAACGCAACAAGAGCAGACGGCACATTAAAATATTTTGATACTGTAATTGAAAACGGTTCATCTTGGATTAATGTTGCAAACACAGCTGCTATCGGAACTGCTAACACAAGCCTTACTGTTTACGAAACAATGGCAGGTGGATCAAACGCAACGGACGAAGCAAATACAACACTTGCAGCAATCGGCGGCGCATATGACCAATTCACAAATACAAACGAAATTGATATTTCAAGTATCCTTGTTGGTAAGAGTGATGATGCTGGTACTCACGCAAGCTACATTATGTCAAATATTGTTGACGTACGCAAAGATTGCGTAATGTATGTTTCACCATCAAAAACTGCCGCAGTTGATGAAAATAAACCAAATGCCAAAATGACTAAAATTATTGAACACAAAAATAAAATTAGTCCATTGAACTCATATATGTTTATGGATAGCGGATATAAGTATCGCTATGATAAATATAACGACCAATATCGCTGGGTACCATTAAACGGTGACATGGCAGGTCTTGCATCAAGAGTTGAAGTATGGGAATCACCTGCAGGATTTAGAAAAGGTTTGATTAAGAATGTTGTTAAGCTTGCATTTAATCCAAGTAAAGCACAACGAGATCAGCTATATAGTCACGGAATTAACCCAGTAATGTCTCAAATCGGACAAGGAGTATTATTGTTCGGTGATAAAACATCTCAGACATTCGCATCGGCATTTGACCGTCTCAATGTTCGTAGGCTGTTTATTGCAGTTGAGAAAGCAATTGCTACCGCGGCGGAAGGGTTCTTATTCGAGCTAAACGACGAGTTTACTCAAACACAATTTAAAAATATTGTTGATCCGTTCCTACGTGACATTCAAGGAAGACGTGGTATTATTGACTATAGAGTAATTTCTGACTCTACTGTGAACACTCCTGAAATTGTAGATCAAAACAAATTCCGTGCAAGCATCTTTATCAAGCCTGCTCGTTCTATTAATGTTATTGAATTGACATTTATCGCAACAAGAACAGGTATTGAGTTTGACGAAATTGTTGGTCAGCTAACTTAATAAATAGATTAATAAAAGGAGAATAGAAAATGGCATTTAATATCAATCAGTTCAAATCGGAGCTAGTTGGTGGTGGTGCTCGTCCTACGCTATTCGAAGTTCAAATCACTAACCCGGTCGCTCCGGGTGCTGACTTTAAAGTGCCATTCATGGTCCGTTCTGCGGGAATTCCAGAATCGACAGTAGGTCAGTATGTTGTACCATACTTTGGAAGAGAAGTAAAGTACGCAGGTGATAGAGTATTCGCAGATTGGTCGGTCACAATTATCAACGATGAAGATTTTGCTATCCGTAATGCTATGGAAGCTTGGTCAAATTCAATCAACTCACACGACTCGAATGTCCGTGGGTTGCCACAGGATTACAAGTCAAATGGGTTGATTACTCAATTCAGTAAAAATGGTTCAGTTCTTAGAACATATGTTTTTGAAGGAATGTTCCCAACTGCAATTGAAGGAATTCAAATGGATTGGCAACAGCAGGATACCATCGAAGAATTCGGTGTTACCTTCCAATATGATTTATGGAGAGTTGAAGGCAATACCGGTATTCCAACCACTTAATATAATATGATAAGGTGAAATAAATGAGAATTTTTGGTTTTGAAATCAAGCGTGAAGTAGAGGAGTCCGACAATGTTCCGGTCTCCTTTGCTGAACCGCAAAACGATGACGGTGCTATTACCGTCGGCAATGCTATGGGTGGCTTTTATGGTACCTTCCTCGATATGGAAGGGAATGCCAAAACAGAGTCCGAGCTTGTTACAAAATATAGAGTTATGGCAATGCAACCTGAAATTACTCAGGGCATTGATGAAGTTGTTAATGAAGCAATTAGTGTCTCATCAGATGATAAAACTGTCGAGATCGTATTAGATGATACCGATCTTCCCGACAAAGTTAAGAATAAAGTAACTGAAGAATTTGAAAATGTCCTGACATTATTGGATTTTCAAAATACCGCATATGAAATATTTTCCAAGTTCTATGTAGACGGAAGATTAAACTATCATATGATGATTAATAATGAAGACCTTAAGCAAGGTATTGTTGAGGTAAGATATGTTGATCCACGGAAACTTAAACTTATTCGTGAGGTTGATAAACGGTCAAAGGATGAACATTCCGGTATTCCCGTTAAAAAAGTAAAAGCAGAATATTATATGTATTCTGAAAATGGATTTGGTGCCGATAGATCATCATCAGCAACTCAAGGTACACAAGGCTACAAAATTGCTAAGGACTCGGTTGCTCGAGTTACTTCAGGCCTTATGAATGAAACTAATTCCCTTGTTTTGTCATATCTACATCCTGCAATTAAACCACTCAATCAGTTGAGAATGTTGGAAGATGCAACCGTTATCTATACATTAACGAGAGCACCTGAACGCCGTATTTTCTATATTGATGTTGGTAACTTGCCGAAATCAAAGGCTGAACAATATCTGCGTGATATGATGGTTCGCCATAAGAATAAGTTACAATATAATTCAAGTACTGGTGAAATTAGTGATGCCCGCAAAATGATGACAATGACTGAAGACTTTTGGTTCCCTCGTAGAGGCGGTGAAAGGTCAACAGAAGTTGATACACTTGCAGGAGGTTCATCTCAGGCACTAAGTACTGATGAAAATATGCAATACTTTAAGAACAAGTTGTTTAAATCATTGCGTGTACCGTTAACACGTCTTGAGCCTGAAACAATGAATACTTTTGGTAGAAGTACAGAGATTACTCGTGACGAATTGAAGTTTACTAAAATGATCCGCCGTGTTAGGTCACGGTTTGCTGGATTGTTTACTATTATGCTCGAAAGACAATTGATCCTTAAAGGTATTATGACACCTGAAGAATTTGCACAGATCAAAAATGCTATTCGTTACGACTTTATCAATGACAATTACTTTGAAGAATTAAAAGAAGCAGAAATTATCCGTGAGCGTATGCAAACACTACGTGATGTTGAAGACCATGTTGGTGTTTATTATTCAAGAGAATGGGTTATCCGTAACGTCCTTCAGATGTCAGATGATGAAATGAAAGATATGAAGGAACAGATTGAAGCTGAAAAGGCTGAATATCCTGATGAGCCTGAAGAAGAATAAAATGATAAATAGAATTAAATCAATTTAGGAGAGGCGTTATGAAGTCTTTTAAACAAAAACTATCTGAAGTATCGAAGCATAACCGCTCCGACGAAAATAATCGCTTTAAAGATATGCACGATGCTGAAACGGTTAAACATCCGGTTGCACCAGACGATCAGTTTACTGGTGAGATCAAAGGTAAAACTAAGAAAAAGCGTCCAGCCGATGATGGCACTGATGCAAACTATGACTCAGCATATATCAAGAAAACTGGTTCAGATGCAGGTGGCGGTCGTAAGTTAGGCGAAGAAGCAGAACAAATTGATGAGATCTCACGTTCAATGACCCCGATGAGAAATAGATTCGGACCAAGTGTAGACTCTAAAAAGTGGAATATATATAAGAAGCATATGAAAAAGCATTCCTTGGATGAGCCTACGGTCCGTATGGCACACGATAATCCAGATCACGGTGAATCAAAACGTATGATGAAAAATCCAAAATATGCAAAAGCATTGGATCTATATAAAAATTCTATGAAAGAAGATGTTGATCTTGCTGAAAACCCAATGGAAGAAAAGCCAATGATGATGAATGCTTTGCGTTCAATGTCACACGCAATGCAAGGTATTGCGGCATATGTGTCAAAAACATCAGATCCTGAAGAATGGTTTCAAAACAAATTGGCAGGTGTGGCAAAAGAAATGCAAACACTTTACAGTTATGCAACAGCCGAAGTAATGTCAATGGGCGAAGAACTTGAGGAAACAACTCAAGCTGCTACAAAAAAACCAGTAACTATGACTGGTCCTGATGGCAAAACTCGCACAGTTATGAGAACAACAAAAGCAAAGCAAACAGACGATCACGGCATGGATAAGATGTCTGAAACCAAAAAAGTTAAAGCAAATGAGTTAATCAGAAGAGCTCTTGGCGGTGGTGTGAAAGAAAGTCAAAGTGCTGCACTTGCAAAAGAATTGGATAAAGCAACAGCCTCAACCAAAGCTGGCAAAAAAGCAGTCACATTGAAAAAAGCACCTTGGGAAAAAAAGAATGAGAGTGTTAATTTAGATGAGGCAGTAAGACCTGGTAATTTTAAATTTGACAACGGCAAATCAACTAGGGTTTCATCTCAGGATGCCAAGTTGCTTAATTCAATGTTTAAAGGTCTGAATACAAAAAACCGTAAACAAATGGAATCCGTTATGAAAAAAGATCAAGCAGGCTATGATGAAATCGTAGGATTTGCAAGAGAAGCACTTTAATAAAGGATTAAAAGGTAATAATATTATAAATATATTACAAATAAAGGACCTAATGATATGAAACTTATTACAGAAATTTTTAACGAAAGTGCCTCCACAAGCACAGAATTAAATGAAGAAACTGGCAAAAAGTCCTACTTCATTGAAGGTATCTTTATGCAAGGTGACATTAACAATCGAAATGGCAGATGTTACCCATCCGAAATCCTTGAGAAAGAAATGGTTCGATACAATAAAGATTTTGTTGAAACCAAACGAGCTCTTGGGGAACTTGGCCACCCTGATGGACCAACCGTAAACGGCGACCGTGTGTCTCATTTGATTACTGAAATGAGGAGAGATGGTTCAAACTTTATGGGTAAAGCAAAATTGCTTGGTACTCCAATGGGTGAAATTGTTAAGACATTCATTGACGAAGGAGTTCAGGTCGGTGTATCAACACGTGGACTTGGTTCAGTTAAACCAACAAAAGATGGTATCATGGAAGTTCAATCAGATTTCCATTTAGCTACTGTTGATGTTGTAACCGATCCGTCTGGCCCTAATTGTTTCGTAAATGGTATTATGGAAAATGTTGAATATTTTTATGATATTGCTTCATCTTCTTGGTTGCCCGCGCAGGTTCAAGAACAGGTTGCTGAAGTGATTGAAGAAATTCAACAAGAAGTTGAAACACAATATAGAACAGTTGTTAAGCGGATTGATGAAGCACAAGCAGCTGCTATGTTGAATAAATTTATCGAATCACTCAGAAAATGAAAATTATAAATATTAGGTATAAAGAATATAACAAAAGGAGTAGTAAGCATGTCAGATGAACTACAAGAAAAGTTTGTAGCCGACGATGGTGTTTCTTCAGTTGAAGATCCTGTTACACCAAAAGGCGGTACGGCAAAAAAACACAAGGCTGATGTAGCAAAGAAGGTTAATCCAACACCTGAAAAAGTTGCAGCAGTAACACCTGGAATG